ATTTCACTGATGAGATGTTACTAATTGATAATGAGTGGGGCTTAATTAACAGCCTTGGTCTGTTCTCAGAAGAAGGTGTTTCTAAAAACACTGTTGAGTTTGATGAAACTGTCGGCACTATCGTTCTTTTAGAAGATAAGCCTCGCGGTGAACGAGCTAACTACAATCGTGATGATTATAGCCAATTACGCGCTATTCCTATTCCTCACTTCAACCAAGATGATGCTATTAAGCCTGAAGATGTTCAAGGTCGTCGTCGTAATGGTACTGCTTCAGAAGATGAAACTGTAGCAAATGTTCGTGCTAAGAAGATGTTACGTCTTCGCAAGAGCTGGTCAGCTACTCTTGAGTTTGCTCGTGCAAAAGCTATTGAAGGTACTGTTTACAATCCTAATGGTACTTCAGCTATTTCTAACTGGTACACTGAGTTTGGTATTACTCAGAAGTCAGTTGATTTCCTACTAGGTACAGCTACCACAGATTTGATTGCCAAGATCGAAGAAGCTATTGCTCACTCTCAAGATAACATCTTGTCTGGTGAAGTTGTATCAGAGTTCGTAGCTATCTGTTCTCCAACATTCTTCTCTGCCTTAGTAAGTCATCCTTCAATTGAAGAAGCTTACAAGTATTACACTTCTACTCAAGAGCCTCTTCGTCGTCGTCTAGGTTCAGGTCGCTTCCGTCAGTTTGAATTCGGTGGGATGACTTTCATTGAGTACCGTGGTACTTATAAGAACAAAGCAGGATCTGCTCAAAACATCATCACTGCTGGTGATGCTTATGTCGTTCCAATGGGTACGTCTGACACTTTCAAGACTTACTATGGTCCTGCTGCTAAGTTCCAGTTTGTGAACACCATTGGTGAATCACAATACATGTTTGAATACGATAACGGTACTGATACTGAAATCACTATTGAAACAGAATCTAACTTTTTGAATGTAGTTCGTCGTCCTGCTTCGGTAGTTCGTATGCACTCTTCTAACTAAGTAGATGTAGATAGCGGGTTCGTAAGAACCCCTATCTCTTATGTCATTTCATATCAGATAACATAAGAGATAGAAGTTTACCTATTTAAATTAGGAATATAAAAATGGCAACAACAAGTTTTTCTATAACAAGTTCAGTGTACACAGAAATATCCACAACAGGTACGGCTCTGGTTACTAATGAATGTTCAGCTCCTGTGAGAATAGTATTTGCAGGCGCTCTCCCCACCGTGGGTACTGAAGACTATATGACTCTCCGTACTGATGTGTATGGTTTGGCGCAGGTAGATAGTGTTCCTGTAGGGAATATTTATGCAAGATCAGACAGAGACGGAGATGTCTGCAAGGTAACAGTGTCTTAGGAATATTATGAGATTAATAAATAAACTCCTATTTGGTTGGATTATCAACCCAGAGAAAGTAGGTGAAGTAAGCCCTGTACACGGAAGCCCTTGGAACGACTCGGATGGATGGTTTGACTCAGATCCTTGGGAGGATTAACTATGACTATATCAACATTACCCGCTAGCCCTTCTGGGGAAATATCTCACGGAGATGTGAGAGATAAGATAAACGAGGTTATTGTAGATGTGAATTCAAGACCTGTTCTACAGTATTTCGCTTCTTTCGACAAAGGAAATTTAGCTCCTTCTCTATTAGCGGGAACTTCAAACCTTTGTCTCTTTAGTCTTATTACACTTCCATCGGATATGGTGCTAAAACAGATTAAGTTTTATGTCAATGGCCCTATTGGAACAGACAGTATCTCAGCAGGAATTTACTCTGGCAATACACTCCTTGCCTCTGGGACCGCTACATCAGGTAGCAGTTTTGTTAACTTAACTGTAACACAAACGGCTCTCCCTGCAGGTGATTATTGGGTAGGTATAAAAGGCGTAGATGGTACAGCTCTACTAGGCTATAACCCTACCGTGTTGGATGCTGCTCTTTCTCAGAGTCTTGTCTATGCACCCGCAGGATTGCCCCCAAATAAATCAGGGGCTACAGCAGATAGTATATGCCCTTATATAGAACTAAGAAGTTTTTAATAAAATAATAAGAGAAATAGTATGTCTGGAATAATGGTAAGAACGTCATTAGTTAAATGGATTATTAACCCGCTTTCTCTCTTACCGACCCCATTATCTCCATTCACAGCAGATAATACTGTTATCACAGTTGATACCACACTCTATACAGCAGACGCTACTAAATTATAAGGACGTAGTATGAGCATTCTAAATCTAGTAGATATTGGTACTGGGCCAAATGATGGTACAGGAGATCCAATAAGAACAGCTTTTAGTAAGACTAATGGTAATTTTAATAGCATAAATAATGATACGTTAGATAACAGAGTCGTTGTTAAAGCGGCTACAGACTTAGCTGGTGCTTTAGATAGTACTAAAGAATATTTTCTTGATGGCGTTATCCAGATGGGTACACAGACTATCACTATCCCTGCTGGTGGGTTAAATATCAGTGGGTATAATGTCAACGCTTCTAAACTTGTCTCTAATGAAGATAACTATACGATGTTTCTATCGGAAGCGGGAGGACAATGCAATATCCTTGGACAAGGGTACTCAGTTACAGTCTCAGGGACTAATAGTCAAGTCTACGACATAAGAAGTGATAATGGCCTTGGGGCTTTTAACTTCACAATTGTAGATATGATTGGCTGTACCTCTATGGGAACTGTTGATAATTATCTCCAAGGGCTTGAAGTAACTACTGGCAGGTATGGTGGAACTCCCACACTAACGTTAAAAGGTTCTTGGGGTGGATATTTCATAAGTACCTCTGCAGTAAGATTCCTAGACAATGCAATGAACGCACCCTTGTTCGAAGCAGGAGCTGGGTTTACAATGGTCTCTCGTTTCAGAACAAACCAGAATGTAGATTTAGGGACAACAGCTTCTTTAACTGACTTCGCCCCCTCTCACTTTCCTAATCCTTCGACGCTCCAATTGAATGAACTTATCGTAGCGAGAAACGGAGTTTTTGATGCAACTGATGCCACGATAATGCCAAATATAACAAAAGGCTCCCTCGCCTCTGATTGGAGTAATTGTGTAGGAATAGGGAATACCTTTGAAGGCGCTAAAGCCAAAGTAATGACTGAGGTGGCTACGACTATAAACAACATAGATGACTATGAGGATTTAGCAGGAGTTTATCTTGCAAGCAACTTAGAACATTTTGATAACCCCTCGAATGGTCATCTTCGACACCTTGGAAATAACCCCAGAGAATATAGTCTTTTTGCCTCTATCACTATACGTGGTACAGGCAATGATAATATAGGAATAAAATTTTCTATATGGGATGACTCTACAGGGATGTTTGTTGATGGACCTATGGAGACTAGGCAGGTAGCTAATTTATCTGGCCCAAGAGATATTGCTGTCTTCACCGTACTAGACACCTTGATATTAGATAAGAATGACTATGTAAAGATTCAAGTCAATAATCAGTCGAGCACTGATAACGTTACTGCTGAAGTAGAAACTTCTTACACTGTAGAGCGTAGATAATTTTATTCAAGAGATATAAAAATGGCATTGCCTACACGAAGTATAACTCAAACAATGTTCGGTGCAGATGGTAATGAACTTTCTGATTACATCAGCATTGCAAAACTCTCTAATGATGAAACAGACACAGCAAATAAACATGTAAGGGTTAACGATACACCTCCAATGCAATTCACAGCAAACGCCTCTGGTGTTGCCACACTGCTGCTTCCAGATAATATAGATATTTCCTCTTACACAATAAGTTCCTACCCAGCAGGGACAACTGAATTTATTGAAACAAATAAGATTTATCAGGCAGCTATAAGAGTTGCTGGTTCAGATTCTGATCTTGTAGATATATTAATTTAATTATAGAAAGGGCTAAGAGATGACTATTGATTCTTCTTTATCCACACCTAGAGATAGAGTACGTTTTAACATAGGGGATACTGATGAATCTTTGATTTCAAATCAGACTATTGATGCCCTCTTGGTTATAAATAACAATAGCGAAGAACAAACTACACTTGATTGTTTGAAAGCAATCGTAGCTGACTTAGCAAAATTTATCGATCAAGAAGTTGGCGATGTAGAGATTGAGTTAAGTCAGCGCTATGAACACTACAGACAGCTATACGATGATCTAACAAAAGATCCTTCCAAGATGCTTAACAAAGCCAATTTTGAATTCGGCGGAACAAGCAAAGCAGAAGCTAATAGGGTTTGTTCAAATAGCGACTCCCGAAACGGGGGCCTTACAGAAGGATTCTTTACAGATACTTCAAAAAATAGATCGGCTACAGGCTCCTTCTTTTTTAATGGTGATTAAATGAAAATGAAAGTAAAACGTAAAATTACAGATATGAATACAGGGGAGTCTGTTGAAGAGATGATAGATTTTGAATTCCCAGAGAAGAAGGAGCCTGAAGAAGATGGGCACACTGTTAACAAAAGGAAAAAGTCTAAAAAATCTAAAGACTAAATATACAGAGTTAACTAGATCCTCTGTAGAAGTAGGTCACTTCTCTTCTCAAGGAGAGCACGAACCCTCTGGGTTGAAATACACAGCCCTGATGAAAATACATGCTGCTCCTCCTGAATCTTCAAATATCAAACCTCGACCTGTTTTATTGTTCCTCGATAAAGATATTAAGACGCACAAGTTTGATGGGATACTTAGAGACTTTGATAGAAACAACACTCCCTCTGCAATAGATCATCTTCTAGTTAACGTAGGAGGTAAGTTGGTTTCTATGGAGAGAGATATATTTGGTAGCTCTGTTCTAGCCCCTACTCTAGCAGGCAACCCTCCTCTGATAGATACAGGGGAACTCAGAGACGCAGTTTCTTATAAAACTTCTAAAAATAATACGGTGGTCACTCCATGAGTTTTTATCTATTCAATACACATTCCTTAGATATAACTTCACGAGAGCCTTCCAAATTAATCGCAGGAGGAAAGATGTCTTCTGGCTCCTCTACTGTTGTTCTTGGTGTGAAAGGTTCATTACAACCCATGCGTCAAGGTGACAGCCAGATTAAATTACCAGAGGGTGTTACGTCTGATGATGTCAGAGTTTTCTATACGAAGACAAAGATATTTGCAAGTAATACGAATACCAAAAAGCCATCAGATACCACTGTAATAGATTCACAAGAGTTTGAAGCTTTTCGTGTTTTTGACTGGACTGGGTTTGGACTTGAGACAGATCATTATAAAGCTGTCTTCATAAGGAAGGATCAACCATGATAGATTTTGATTCAATACTTACAAAGTTTGTAGAAGTAGCTTCTGAAGTAGTTGGCTCTCAATTATCCCAGACAGATGGCTTCCCCTCTATTATCCGATCAAGAAATAACGAAGTAAAGCCAGATTATCCTTACATCGTAATTGATATTCTTGATGTGAGAATGGAGGATGCTTGGTTAGTAGAAGAGTATGTTGCTGAAGGATCTTGTGCCACTACTGTAGATACTGTGTACGATCTTTTAATGAGCTACACAGTGTACGGAGAGGATTTAGAAACACTTACTATTGCTAATCAGCTCGAAGGATTCTTTAGGTTTGATAGAGTGAGAGGTGATATTAGAAATAGCCTTTCAGCAAGCATTGTTCAAACTTCTCCTATACAACAAAGAACATACGAAATACCCGATAGGCTTATAGCTACTACAGTATTGCCTTTCACTATCAATGTTGTTGATAGCAGCACTGATACGAAATACCCAGATAACGGAACAATTGAATCTATCGGTGTGTCTGGTTCTCTGAAGGAGTCTGTTGATGACCCTTCACCTTTAACTTTCTCAACAACTATTACTAAACCATAACGGAGAATTTTTATGGCGTACACCGAAATCGTGAATGTAGATGTCTCACTACAAACACAATCCGTATCTCAGCAAGGCTTTGGAACACCTATATTTATTGGTGCTCATCGTTGGTTTCCTGAACGTGTTCGTATCTACACAGATATAACTGCAGTTGCGGGTGACATTCCAACAGGCTCAAATGAATACACAGCAGCACAGGCATTCTTTGGTCAAAACCCAGCACCTGATCAAATTAAAATTGGTCGTCGTGATGTAGATGCAGTTACTGCAACTGTAGTCGCTGCAACTACCATTGGTCAAACATTCACCATATCAGTAACAGGGACAGATAACGTAAAGGTAAATGCTTCCTTTATCTCTGCTACTGGTGCTGAAACAGCGATAGCCATAGCCGCTGCACTTGTAACTGCACTAGGTACTCCAACAGGTGTGACTGTTACAGACAACCTTGATGGAACTTTTGATCTTACTAAGTCAGGCGTAGATGACTTCTCTGTCTCTGAGCTTAACCTTGTTGCACTGACGTATACAGTTACAGAGTCAGCTCCTACTGCCCTTCAAGAAATCATAGATGAAGATAATGACTTTTATTTCATCACTACACATGAGCGTACACAAGCCTTCATACTAGCAATGGCAGCAGAAGCAGAAGCACGTAAGAAATTATATTTCTTTGCAGTAAGTGAAGCAGAAGGTATTGCCGCACTTGAAGACCCTGTTAATGCAAACGATACGTTAGGTAAAGTTGCAGACCTTGGTTATATTCAAACTTCTGGTAGCTTCTATCAAGATGACGCAGCTTACTATGAATGTGGTTTAGTCGGTAAAGGTGCGCCTTATAATCCGGGCACTATCACTTGGGATAACCAACGTGTGGCTGGTTTTACAGATACAAAAGATCCCGCTACAGGAAAATCTTTAAGTACAACTCAGAAGAATAATCTTGTAGTTCGTAATGCTTCTTTCACAGAAGATGTTGGTGGTTTAACTATTACTCGTAATGTTAAAACCGCCGCTGGTGAATGGGTTGATGTAGTTCGTTCTAAAGACTTTTTGATTGCCCGTATCACAGAAGCATATCAAAACAAATTGATTAATTCTAATAAGATTAGCTACACAAATAGCGGCATTAATGAAATGCGCAGTGTATTGTCTACCACTTTAGATCGTTATATCAATAAACCGGAATCTCCAAACATCCTTGATGAAGATAATCCTTATGAGTTGGATTTCCCTCGTGCAGAAGATGTTTCATTCGCTGATAAATCCGCAAGGGTTTTGAATGCTTCTTTCACAGGCTACCTTGCAGGCGCTATTCATGTAGTGAATATCCAAGGCATCCTAACTCTAAACGCATCATCTTAATCGAGGAGATTAATTATGGCACTTCCAGTTTATTCTAGCCGAGATGTAACCTTAGCTTTTATGGGTACAACACTAGAAGGTCTTGCAGAAGATTCTTTCATTACTTTCTCACGTAATTCTGCGGTTACTGAGACAGAGACAGGCGCAGATGGCCGTGTAGCTATCTCTTATTTACCCGATGAAACGGGAACCTGTACTATTTCATTACAGCAGAATTCTCCTTCCAATTTAATCTTATCTGGCGTTATGAATGCACAACGTCTTCAACGCCAAGTGTTTATTGGTGGACTAGCTGTTGCAGATCCTTCTGGTGCTCTTTTAGCAAAGTTCTCTAATTGCCACCTACAGGAGACTCCTGATGTTGATCTAGGCAGTTCTGCTAATGGTAAGACTCGTGATTGGGTTTTCTTTGTAGAAGATATGTTATGGACATCTGCCCCAGAAGGTAATGCGTTAGCAAATGAAACAGTCGCTCGTATTGTCTCAGGCGTAGATACTATTAAGAGTTTACTTTAATAGTAGTAGTTTTGGCAGGGGTTCCCCCTGCTTTGTTTTTCAAGGGTAATGTACAGGAGTACAACAAGTGGAACCAGAATCTTTAGCAATGATGAATCAAGTCAAACAAGGCTTGGGCATCAGACAGAAAAACATAGGCTCAGATGTCTATACATTAGAGTTACTTCCTACCATCATAGGCTTGAAAGTAACTGCCAAATTAACAACGTTATTTGCACCTGTTCTAGGGTCAATGGCTGACTCTTCTGAGTCAAAGCCTTTCATCATGCCAGAAGAGGATGCTACTTGGTCACAAGCTGCATTGTTGTTAGTAGGGCAGATGGATAAGGTCGATGTTGTCGACCTTATTGTAGTCTTACTCTCTTCTATTAAGAAGAACGGACAGGCTGTGGATATAGACCAAGACTTTAAAGGGGAATACGGTGATCTGCTTGAACTCGTAGTCTTTTCCCTTAAGGAGAACTTTGGAAGTTTTTTTACGAAGATGCTCAAGGACAAGGGTTTAGAAATCCCTATCTTGAGCAAGATGATGGGAGAGAAGGTAGAGGAAGAGAAACCCTTACAATCTTAGAAAAGATAAAGAATACCTCTACTGTCCCAGATATGCAATGGTTAGTCTATAACCTTGCCTCCTCGAAACATTGCCCCACAGGGTTGAGAGATCCACGGATACTCTTATATGAATACAGCTTACCTGATCTGATGATGTTGAAACAACAGATAGAGATTATGGAAGCTCTTGAAACGGCTTCCCATAAAGATCACGAAGCTAAGATTAATAGCAATAAATAGGGGCTGCAATGGCTGATATAGAAGATCATGTATTACGGGTTGGCTTTGATGGCTCTAAGGTACTGCGAGGATTTAAGCAGATAGAGAGGCGTCTAGCTAGATTAGCTAAGATGTCTACTATCACTTTGAATATATCAGAAGGTAAGACGAATATAAGAAGTGGAGTCGAACCTACAGAAAGACCTTCAAGAGCACCCTCTGGAGTCGAACCTACAGAAAGACCTTCAAGAGCACCCTCTGGAGTCGAACCTACAGAAAGACCTTCAAGAGCGCCCTCTGGAGTCTCTGCTTCAGCTAAGTTTTCACGAGAAGAACAGATAGCAAAACAGATACGCAAGCTCCAAGTTGCAGAGTTAGAATTAGCTAATGTAAGAACAGCTACTGCTGCAAAACATCGTGCTTTAATCACCTCTCAAGTCACTAAGTTAAAATCTCTTAAAAAGGCTGTTTCAGAAGCTACCTCTACAGGCCAGTTGAGAAATTATACACAGCAGCTTAATAAAGCAAGAGACAATACTATCCAGCTTGCCTCTGCATCTAAAAGATTATCTCGTGATCTAACTGCTCAGAAGTTTGTTCAGCAGGGCGTTACAGCTTCCATGAAGAATATGGCAAGAAGTTATATTTCTATCTTCGCTGTATTGGAAGGAGGTAAGAGATTCTTTGAGACAGGTAAGAAATTAGATGGTATGAGGGCAGCGCTACTCGGTGCTTCTGGTGATGCTAAAGCAGCAGGGAATAACTTTGAGTTCTTGAAAGAGACAGCCGAAAGGTTAGGTCAACCTCTAACTCAATCTGTGGCTGGTTTCAACAGAATAGCCCTAGCTGGTCGTTCTGCAAATATGTCGATGGAACAGATTCATAACATATTTCTAGCAGCACAAGAGTCTGCTACAGCCTTCTCACTGGATGCAGAAGCCACTGGCAGAGTTATGTTGGCAATGGGCCAAATGATGTCGAAAGGCAAGGTGTCTGCTGAAGAATTAACTAGACAGTTAGGTGATTCATTACCCACAGCTTTGAAAGCTATGGCCGATGCAGCAGGAGTTACTAAGGGCGAATTGTTTGCTCTTATGCAGGGAGGTAAATTACAAGCCACTCCTGAACTTATGGAGAAATTCGCTGGGAATCTACGGAGTGCAGCAAGAGAAGGTGGAGCCTTAGAAGCAGGTATGAAGAAAATTCGTGCAGAGCAAGGTAGATTTAACTTAGCTCTACAATTAACCACGGATAAAATGTTTCAACAAGCTACGTCTGGACTCGCTTCTTTCTTTAGGACACTCACAGGGGCATTAAATAGAAATGTCTGGATATTCGAAACATTAGGAAAAGTTCTTAATGGGGTTTCAACTGGCCTAGCTATTTTCATAGATGGTGTTACAAAAGCTCTTGCCCCTTTAAGCCTTCTGTTTAAAATACTCGGTGGAATTGTCGATGCACTTGGAACTGTTTTCGGATGGTTTGATTCTTTAATAAAACTTATGGGATTTGAATCTGGCGGTGTTGGTGCCATCGGCACTGCATTAGCTTTTCTTATAGGTCAGAAACTCTATGCAGCTTTTGGCAGATTATTAATAAAACTTATGGAAAGCGTTAGGGGTGTAGGGGCTTTCACTAGCGCTTTGTTCTCATCCTCTGCTGCTACAAGAGCGCAGATTGCAGCTAATCTGGGCCTTGCCAGATCCTACGATTCAGTCTCATCCTCTGCTTCAAGAGCGGGGGCTGCCTCAAGAGCATCCTCTTTCATGGGCATAGGAGGAGGCGGAAAAGGAGGTGGAATGAAGGGCATGTTTGGCGGCCTCCTGAAAGGTCTTAGGAGAAGTTTTGGGGCTGGTATAAAAGTAGGACTAGGCTTCTTGGTAAAACGTCTTGTAGGTGCTATAGGTGCCCTCTTTGGGCCAATAGGCTTCGCAATAACCACTATTGGTACTCTCCTCTTTGATCACTTTAATAAACCAGATAAAAAGAAAGAGGATACTAAAGTCAGTTCCACTACTAATAACACCTTTGGTGAGATTATCATACGACATAGCAGTACAGACGCACCAGAAGATATTGCTGACAAAGTTAAACAAGCTATAGATGAGCGTATGGCGAGAGTCCCAGCCACATAAGGAGAGATATGTCTATTTTTTATATTCAGTACACTTTAGAAGGAGTGACAGGTAATCTAGCGTTGACCTCCACAAGAACTGTTACTAGAACTTCAAAGCAAGTCCTTACTGATAACATAGTAGAGAACGGAAGCGAAGTAACAGATCACTATGTAGTAGGCAGACAAACTGTGAAATTTGATGGAGTAGTAACAGATATTCGCAGCACTAATGCAGGCGATGCTGTGAAGACTCCTGAGACATACTTGAGCTTATTGGAGGCCATTAGAGACTCCAAAACGCCTTTTACTGTATTCACAGGGGAAGTGACAAAGAAAGCTGGTGCAATAGTAACAGGTTCCTTTAATGCCTTAGAAAACTGCCTGTTTGAGACTTTTTCTGTCACTCAAGATAAGCGTAATGGGACTGTCAGGTCAGAAGGGAATCTCTCTCTTAGTTCTTATCGTATTAATTTTTCAGCAAAGCAGATACGATTAACACCTAGGGCTGGTACTCAAGATATAACTATTGTTTCTCCTGAGTATGCTCTACGGTTGCAAGGGCAAGACATAGCATCTGCGGCCACAAAAGAGCCAACAGAGGCAGAAAAGGTCAATGCCAGATTGCCAACACTCCGATCTCTGTAGTTAGGATGTGTAAGAAACCACTCAGAGGAAATAGACAATGCCAGTAAAGATACCAACCCCTCCCAGCACTTCTGGATGGACTACCTATGAGGTTGTCCTTGAAAATGTAAGATATGACTTTGCATATAAGTTCAATGAGCGTGATTCAAGATGGTATTTTGATCTGTATGATAGCCTTGGAGAAATTATAAAAAGCGGAGTCAAAATAATGGAGGGTGTATCTCTACTCAGGAAGTATAGATTAGAGAGCTTTTCAGGAGATATTATCTGTATCGCTCAAAAGGATACATTAGAATCTGTGGGACTGGACAATCTAGGTTTTGAAAAAAACTATGCCCTATATTTCTACACTGATGTAGAGCTAGAGGAGCTAGTCAATGCCTGAGCCAACTAGTCTCGCTGCACAGGGTTATGCTTTTGGTCGTAAATATGAGTTATGGGTGTTTGATCCTAAGAAGCCAAAAGAACGTATAGATTCTCCTACAGGTAAGGAAGGTCTCGTCGTCGAGGAGGGAGCAGGACGATCTGTTGCAGACAATTTTGTAAAGCTAACTGCCGATGCAGTTGTTATAAAAAATCTTAGGATAAGCGGTAATGTTTCAGGGAATAAACTTGATACCTCTGGTGGAGATGTCCCTTGCACGTTAAACATCTGGAATGCTGCTGATGAGACAAAAGCGTTTTTTAAAAAAGACAACGCTATCATCTTGAAGCTAGGGTATGAAGATGACAAGGATCTTCCTACTGTGTTTTCTGGGCAGATTATATCTTCCTCTAGTGAGAAAAAGAAAACGCTGAGAGATCGTACAGAGTACACTACCACAGAGGAATCAATCGATACTATTACAAAGCTAGTTTGCGGAGGAAATGATTACTTAAAAAGGAATTATCGCGCTAGTGTACGTGCAGTCGGTGGTAGTGGATCAACAGTTTATGGTCTTTTTCAAGAGTTCATAAGGGTTCTTCGTTTTGGAGGAGCAAGCTTTGCAGAATTAGATTCTAGCATCCCTGAAATTGAAAAGTTAAAGACAACGAAACTGGATTCTGGGTACTCTGTAGAGGGCGTTCTTATTGAGAAGTTATCTGCCTTGTGCGCAGAGCATGGATTGCGCTTATACAGTTGGGCAGGTATTTATTATATTGAGTCTAAAGTTACCCCTTACAAGGCTGAAGCTGTAGTTATAAAATCTGAAAATGTTATAGGGAATATAGAAGACACAGAAGATAACACAGCCGTGTCCTCAACTGACGAAGGAAGTACAAAAGGAATTAAATTCAGTGTATTCCTAGATGGCAGGGTTGTACTGAATAAGAGGGTGGTTCTCGAAACACTATTCAGAGAAGGTACTTATAAAGTTATGGGAGTGTCTTATGATTTTGATACAGAAGGCCCAAATTGGAAAACAGATATAATAGCGAGTACACAATGAATTTAGAATTTTTTGATACAGTACACAAAGCTTTTACTTCTTTTTCCAGAGCAAATATTTACACAGCTCTCCCCTGTATCATAACAAACACAAGCGATTATGGAACAAAGCAGGTTGTAGATATACAACCGCTAATGGGGAGAGTGTGGGACGATGGCCAGTACCATGAATCACCTCAAGTATTTGATGCTCCTGTTATAAACCCTGCCTGCAATAAAGGCATGTTATCGTTTCCTCTGGAAGTAGGTGACACAGTTCTAGCTCTTTTTTGTATGCGGGATATTGAAAAATTCTCTGCTTCAGATAGGTCTGGATCTCTTGAACCTAAGACTCCAAGAAGTCATTCTTTGACTGATGCTGTTGTTATCCCATCCTTATTTTCTAAGATCAATAATCTCAGCCCTAACGTAGAGGATATTGAATTAAAATATATTGTTGAAGGGGAAATTGAATCTCGTATTACTCTTAAAAAGAACAGTGATATAGAGATAGATACAACAAAGAATATTGTAGCGACAGCCGGTGGCAGCATAACTGCCAATGCAGTAGCAGATGTTTCTGTTACTGCTGGAGGCAATATTGCAGCAACCGCTGAAGGTAACATAACTGCCAATGCAAAAGGTCAAATAGACCTCTCCTCAGATGGAGATATAAATATCACCGCTGGCGGAAATGTCAATATTACTGGCTCGACTATCAATCTAAACTAGGAGGCGATATGCCAGCAGTAGCGAGGGTAGGAACAGATTTGGCAGGCGGTGTTATTGCTGGTGCTGGAGAGCCTAGTGTGAAGGTTAATGGCAGCACTATTAGCGTCATAGGGGATAATGTAAATCCACATGGGGCTGGCCCTCATGCAGCAGCAACTATCACTGCTGGAAGTTCCACAGTATTGGCAGGCGGTGTCGGTGTTGTTCGTTCTGGTGATTCTGCCTCTTGTGGGCACACAGTTTCATCTGGCAGTTCTAATGTAAATGCGGGATAGGATATATGGCGGGAATAGATATTTTTATTAATGCCTCTACTGGTGATATTGATTTATCAAATAACACTATGAGGTTAACAGATACAATTGAAGAGTTATCAAGGCAGCGATTAAATATTACTTTGAAAACCTATAAAGGTGAATGGGTGTTTGATATTAATCAAGGCGTCCCTTGGCTTGAAAATAGTAATAATTCAATTCAGCTCCTCAGTAAAGCAGGTGATGGACTTATTGATTTTTATGTCACTAACGCGATCCTTGGGAAAGAGGAAGTTATCTCTCTCCTCTCTTATGAAAGAACATTTAACGAATCGGATAGATCACTTTCTATTGATTTTACAGCCAACACTCTTGGGGGAGAAATAACTTCCTCTGTACCAATATGATGAGGATTTTATGGCATTAACAAGCACAGGTCTTTCTATAAAAACCCAGCCAGAGGTGTTGTCAGATATAGTCGCCGCTGAACAAGCTAATATAGATTCGAATATTAATACAGATGAAGATTTATTCCTCGGACAACTCAATCAATTACTTGCAACAGCAATAGCAGATCAGCAAGCTCTTGCTCAAGCTGTTTATAATAACTTCAACCCAGATGTTGCAGAAGGGACTAACCTAGATGACATAGCTAAGATCATCGGTGTGGTAAGGCAAGATGCTAGACCTTCCTCAACAGAAAATCAGGCATTCATAGGCACTTCAGGTACAACAATCCCTGTGTCTACTTTGTTAGAGAATCCTGTAACTGGTGATAGATTCACCACAACGTCTACAATAACTCTTTCTGAATCATCATGCCTAGCAGCTATTTATTCAATAGGTTCTGTTCTCAATAATACACTTTACACGCTTACTGTAAATGGTACAGAGTATGACTATACCTCTGATGGCGATGCTACAGCAATTGAGATTTTAGGTGGATTAAAAGCCTTGGTAGACGCTGATGGAGCAGCAACATGGACAGCAATAGTAGATGGTACTGGGCTGACTATTACTATAGAAACATCCAACCTACTACCTTTAATTTGCTCCCATAGTGCAGAGGTGACATTAGATTTACTTAAATCAGAGACTACTGCAGAGTCAGTTGACTTAGCCCCAATCGTAGCCCCTTTGAACTCTGTTTCATCTCTCGTCATAGCTATCTCAGGCATTACTTCCACAACTAACTCTCTTGCTTATGTTCTGGGTAGAGATAAAGAATCTGATATTGTATTCAGAGCACGTATTTTAACCTCTCAACAACAAGCAGGCACAGCAACAGTCCCTGCTATTGAAGATGCTGTTAGTGGTGTAGATGGTGTAACCACTGTTAGGACTATAGAAAATAGAACCTTTGCAGTTGATGGTGATGGCAGGCCTCCTAAGAGCTTTGAAACAGTTGTCCAAGGCGGTTCTAATACAGATGTGGCTCAAATGCTTTGGAATACAAAACCAGCGGGAATCGAAACCTTTGGAACCATCACTGTGCCAGTCACAGATAGCAATGATGACCCTCAGAATATAAACTTTACAAGACCTGCTGCTGTGAACATGGCAGTACGTGTAACTTATACAATCTATAGTGAAGAATCTTTCCCATCAAACGGAGAGCAAGGTATCAAGGACTCCGTAGAGGCTCATGTAGACGCTCTAGGAGTAGATGTAGATGTAATCACAGGGAGAATGAAAGGGCCAATATACGAGACTGTGAGCGGTATTGATACACTGATCGTAGAGATACAGGTATTAGCTAACGCAGGAGATGCCCCTGTAGGAGGTAGCTGGACTACTGTAACACAGGCTATTGACTTTGATGAGTTCGCTTCGATTACGCAGGTAGATATTACTGTAGTGGGGCCATAATATGAGCTTACCTCAGAATATAGATCAAATAGCATTAGGCATTGAGAGATTAATACACCAATGGAAGGATAAGCCCAATGTTGTGGGATTGCTTACATCTTACTTAGAGAGCGTTCAAGAAGTAGAGGATATATACAACCAATTATTGACTGAACGTGGAGTAGATACAGCTATAGGCGCTCAGTTAGATATCTTAGGACGTATTGTAGGCGAGCCTAGGAATAGCCGTAATGATGATGACTATAGAAATGCCATAAGACTTAGGATATCTATTAATACCTCTGATGGTACGGAAGGATCTGTATCTGACGCTATTAAGCTGATTACGGGGGTTGATGATCTAAAGGTTGTAGAGATATTTCCCGCAGGGTTAGAGGTTACTTTAGAGGGGGAAAATATCACCCTTGATCAGAATATAGCAGATGAGCTTAGGAAGGTTGTAGCAGCAACAGTTAGTCTTTCCATATTGGCTATTCAGTTCCTCCTCCCTCCTTTTGTATTTGAGAATGACCCAGATGGAGAGGGGTTTGCAGATATAGGGAGTGGGTCTTTCGTATACAACCTTGTCTTCGATGATGGCTCCACTCTTGGGACTAATCTAGGCGACACACTAATAGCTCAAAATCCAGACATCATTCCTAGTCAAGAAGATTATGATTTGATTGATGGTGGATATATGGCAGATATACAAATATTTTCAGTTTAAGGATTTTAAATGTCGGATAAAAGACTTGAAGCCCTCCCCCTAGCTCCCACCCCTAGCGTACCAGACGCTATCATGTGGGCAGAGAGAGACACAGGCGGCGGCACTTATGTTTCAGAAAAGATACCTACAAAGATTATTTCTTCTCCAGTTTACCTGAGCCAGATTACAGCTTATACCTCAGAATCTGGAGATAGAATACTTCCAGATAACTCTGTAGCGAATGTGACAATCAATCTTCCAGCAACACCCCTAACAGGTGATTCTGTTTATTTTAGACAGGTTGTTGGTCAACTGTTTTCTGTATTCAGCTTAACAGTCGGAAGAAATGGTGAGACGATAATGAATGATGCAGAGGATATGATTGTCACCACAGATAATGCTTCCTTCTACATGACATATAACGGGACTACTTGGGTAGTCATAAAAGATCAATTAGTAGGAATACCCGTTTAGGAGGGATAGCAAATGGCAAATTTAGAAGATTATTTTGGTGGTGGGGTTGGTGGGGTAGGGGAATTCCCTAGATTGATCCCTAGTACAACCTACAATTGGCCAACAATCGAAACGCAACAAACTCTGGGGGGATCACTTGCCGATCTTGAACGGATAGAGGGTTTCGATGGAGATGGTGACACAATAGTCCTACCGAATGGCCCAAATGGTCAAATCCAGTATGTAGATAAGGATGGGAACTGGTCAACGGATGGTGTTTGGAATCTGGGTGTATCTTTAGGAGAGATACACGCAAATTGCGACAAGTGGGTAGGTTTTCGTTTCGACGGTGTGGAAGCTCCTGATGATGCCTTTCAAGTATGTGCAGTAGATCAGGATACCATCCCTATGACTTTTTATTTTGCATCTATATCTCAGCTAGGTGTGGTGGGTAATCTACTTAGCGGTCAAATAGATGCAGATTTCAATGGTACTCCTGCTTGGGGAAATCCCGTATCAACATCTACCGCTTCGTTCTATCGTGATGCTGATGGTTCAGGCAACTTCATAATAAGGTTCCAAAGGTCGGCTTCCGTTACTGATGAAGCACAATTTTCCAGTGTCACTGGTGCACAGGTGGGCGTGAAAGAGGTTATCGCTGGGCCTTTTGCTCTATACAAAACAGCGGCAGGAAATTATGCAGGTAAATTTCAGGGGCGATTATTAGTAGGAGTGAACCTCTCAGCCAATTCCCTTGTAGATGTAGCTATTAACAGGGGAGATGGCGCTTCGGCTCATGTAGGAGTGCCGATGGCAACTGGCGCACCCTCTGGCTTAGATGGAGAGGCAGTACAGGTACTGCAATGGAAAGGACTTATTGTGTTTTCTGGGATTGGCACAAACATAGTAGGAGTCAGAGCTACAGCAGTGACAGATTTTGAAGCTTGGGTAGACACAATAACTGAATATATTTTCGGAGTTTAAAGTGAGAATAATACAATTTTACAGCAATGCTATCCCTCCTGAATATACGAACAGCAGATCCAACTTCAGGTTGACACTCCTTGTTGATACCACCTACATCGGAGAATACTATGGAACAGACTTATCTATACCTAATTATGATGGTAGTCATGGGCCTTGGCCATTAACCCCACGTCCTACATTAGAGTACAAAACAAGCAGCATTACCAAAACAGAATGGCGTAAGCTTTTTGAACTCACTGAGCAAATTACGAGTGATAAAGTAAAAGAAGAAATTAAAGGCGACCTTTCTTTTCTCCCCGTTGATGTGGATACTCCTCACCCGTTAATTCCTATCCATACACATAGAGATATATTACGGACTGGGTATGCTTCTTTCAGCGATACAAACACAATCGATGTCACTGATGCAGGAACTAT